AAATCTTTTTGAAAAAATCAAAAGGCATTTTTAATTTTGTTTTAATTTTAATTTTGTTTGAAATTTAAATTTAAATTTTCTCCAAACGGCCGGGTTACGAAGCCAAGCCTTAACCATTTTAGCGCTTTTAACCATGGATACAAATAAATTGCATTGCCTGGCACTAAAATTAGCATAAATACAATACACAATTAAGTGGAATTGTTGCTAATTGAAGCAGGAACCAACGATTGGTTGTTTGGGGGCCTGTTAGAACTTACCAAGAAAAAGAATAGCCAAAATTGCTCATTCATAACAGGTCTTACTCAAGTACTACTTTATCGAAACAGTGATTACATCGTGGAAACCTTCGGGTGGAAATCGTAAGATGAACTTACAGGAAGGGTCAGTTGTGATAGTTTTCGTTTACTAACGTTTTATAATTAACTTAAGCCTAATTGTAATAGCGATCCAAAAGAATATCACGCATATCACTATAGTTTATTAATATGGTATTATAATTATATTGTTTTAAAGCATTATTTATTCTAAAAAGCAGGTTATTATAATATTCGCTGCCATGGCAGCAGGCAAACTCTAAAGCATCATTAAGATTGCTGTAGAATTGTGATTGAGTTGCAACAGTTTTTCTCATCCAGTAGCAAAGATCTTCAATTACGCCAGTGTCAAGGGCTCCATAAACAACAGATGTTCCTAAAATAGGATCAAATGTGAATATTCTTTTAAGGAACGTACACTCTTCCAACGGTTTATAAGGTTGGGGAACTCCAGTCTTGCTGGCAACAGTTGTTGGCCATCCAAGTTCTTCGTATTTTGAAACGAAATCTAGGGCTGTAATATTCTTTGATAATAAGAAGGGAGAAATTGTTGCAATAACATCATCACCATAAAAGCGAACACAAATGTGTTGTAAATATAATTCAAAGCTAAGTAAAGATTTAAGATTATTCTCTATACAAATAGTTCTATATATATAATAAAACAGGATCATATGTCCTACGGTGTTAATAATTGCCGTGCCTCCAAAACCTGAAGGCATGCCTCGTTCCTTTGCGACAACTATGTCTTCAAATTGCTCAAATCCGAAGAGGGCGTTATCAGCTAAGCTGCGAACAGCTAACCA